CAGCTACCATTCAAGGTATGACAAGATTAGACGCTATAAAATACTTGGGCGATGTGATAGAAGCAGCTAAACTCCCAGCTATTAGACTCAATGAAATACGCACTGCACATTAATCATCCTGTAAAATCAGGAGATTGCGATCTTTGTGGTCGCTATAGTAGCAAGTTGATTAATGGCGTATGCTTGCCATGTAGATTAAAATTTAAGCAAAAATAAGCGAGATATATGATGGTCATTAAAAAAGCAAGTAAAACTGGTAGACCACCCGGCCCCGGTAGACCAAAAGGGCTGGCAAATAAGTCTACAGTAGCCGCTCGAGAGGCTATCGCCCGGTTCGTTGATGGTAATGCTCATCGAGTGCAGGAATGGCTAGACCTGATCGCTGAGACCGAAGGCCCATTAAAGGCTTTCCAGTGTTACACCGACATGATCGAGTACCATGTACCAAAACTAAGTCGCACAGAACTCACTGGCAAGGATGAAGGGCCAGTTCAGATGGTGATTAAGTGGAAACCAACGAAATAGAGCTTGATTACGAGCCAAGGCGGGCGTTCATGCCGTTCCATGAGAGGACGGAACGCTGGGCCTGCCTAGTGGCCCACAGGCGCGCAGGTAAGACAGTCGCAGCTGTGAACGAGCTAATTCGTGCTGCCGCTGTCTGTGCGTCTGCTATGCCCCTATTCGCATACATAGCACCATACCGCAGTCAGGCCAAGTCCGTAGCGTGGGAATACCTCAAGCATTACGCACGACCAATACTCGCATCAGTCAATGAGTCCGACCTTTATGTAGACCTAATCAATGGAGCTAGGATAAGGCTATTTGGCGCTGATAACGCTGATGCCATGCGAGGTTTGGGATTTGATGGTCTGTTCCTAGATGAGTACGCTGATTTCAAGCCCAGCGTCTGGGGCAGTATTCTGCGTCCAGCACTCAGTGACAAGCAAGGCTGGTGCGTCTTCAGCGGTACGCCTAAGGGTAAGAATCAGTTTTGGGACATCTATAGCACAGCTCAGAGAATACCTAGCGAGTGGTTCTGCTTGGAGCTACCTGCATCGGTCAGCAAGCTATTGCCAGAGGGTGAGCTGTCGGCTGCTAAAGCTCAACTGTCACCAGACCAGTATATGCAAGAGTATGAGTGTAGCTTCGAGGCCGCTATCCTTGGCGCGTTCTACGGTACAGAGATGCGTGAGGCTACGGAGCAAGGGCGCGTCACTAGAGTAGCCTATGACAATAACGTGCCTGTCCACACTGCATTCGACCTCGGTTATAGAGACGATACGGCGGTCTGGTTCTATCAGGTCATCAGAGATGAAGTGCATATAATTGATTATTACGCCGTTTCTGGTGCTAATATTGATGAAATTGCTGCAAATATCCTGTCAAGGCCGTATAATTTCGGTAAGCACCACCTGCCTCATGATGCTAGAGCTAAGACTCTGGCGGCTGCTGGTAAGTCAGTAATCGAGCAGTTGGCGGTACACTTTGGCATCAATAGCCTAGCTATCGTGCCAGATCTGTCAGTGCAAGACGGTATACAGGCTGTTCGTAAAGTCTTGCCGCAGTGCTGGTTTGATGCAGACAAGTGCAGTGAAGGTATCGAGGCTTTACGACAGTACCAACGAGAGTATGATGAGGACAAGAAGGCGTTTCGGCAGACACCACGACATGACTGGTGTTCTCATCCGGCAGACGCTTTCCGAATGTTATCAATAGCATGGCGGTCAGAGCCAAGAGTCAGACAACCTGATACGGCTAAACCGTTGATGGTAGGAGCAGAGAACACAGCAACACTTAACGATGTGTGGGCGCAAGCAAATCAACCAAAGAGAGGCAGAATATGAGCATACAATCACCATTTAGATACCAATACGAACACGTTGCAGTCAGTCAAACAGCACAAGTCTTAGGCGGCACAGGTGCAATCGGTGACTACATCCACAGACTAATATGTACAGTCACCACCGCTGCTACAGGCAATGTAGTTCTGGTAGACGGAACAGGTGTAGGCATATTGACCCATACAGTGCTACCTGCATCATGCGGCACAGGTATCAATGTCTACAATATCGAGATCAACGCTGCATCTACTACTGGTGCATGGAAAGTAACGACAGGAGCAGGTGTTGAGGTCATAGCTGTAGGCATATTCTCAGCATAATGCCTAGTCCTAAGCAACTAGCCAAAGCTCTTTCTAGGCAAGACTCAGTAACTAAACAGCCTCGTAATAGGTTTTTTGGCGCTGTTGCTGACGCTGCTGGCTATTTATCAGATCAAGCCGACAGATATGTAGTACCTGAGCGCGATCCATTATTTGGAGGTATGCGTGGTGGTGATCTGCTGCCGCTAAGGAACGTCAACAGACTGCTAGACGATCTAAGCTACGGTGGGCGCATAACTACAGGCAGAGGACAGACTACAACGCTAAGGCCAGAAGTGGTTGATACTGTTGCGTTAGGCGGGGCAATGCGGCCTTTTATACAAAAAGGTGGTGAAGCTGCTCTAAAAACTCTAGCTGAACAGGTACAGAACAAAACTGGATTTGCAAGGCTTATGCCTGATACAAGAATGGGCATAGTGCCAGAAGGGAAGGCTATGAGTGTGCCAGAAGGAATTACATCACGCCAAGTACGGGAATTGATTGATAAAAACTCTCCGGGCGAGTCGCTAGACTTTGATGCACTGCGCTCTGCTATTGGAGGCGATTCTTACAAACTCACAGATTACGATATTAGTAAAATAAACTTAGGTGATTTGTCAGTTGATGCAAGCAAGGCTATGCCATCAAAAGGGCCTATCGTGATTGGCAAGGATGGAAACATTATTGATGGCAGACACCGCGCAGCATTATCTAAGAGTATGGGAGATACCCATATAAAGGCTTATGTCCCAGTCGGCGATAATGTAGGCGGCGCAATGATTCAACGACCTAAGACAGAGTTCGAGATACTGCACGACACAGCCCAGCGCAATGCTGCCCTGCCAGTAGAGCAGGGCGGACTAGGATTGCCAGCAAATAATACCTATATAGACAGAGCTAATGCTCCGGGTATGTATCCGACAGATGCTTATCATGCCACTAATGTTGAGTTTGATTCTTTTGACCCATCAAAAACCAAATTTGTAAATGGCGTGTTCACTTCAACAGACCCAAGCGGCGCTTCTGCTTATGTAGAAGCTAAAAACGCTGGCTTACCGACAAAGCATGAGGGTGGATTTGTTATGCCACTTCGGATAAATAATGAAAAATCTGTTACGCCAGAATACTTTAACCTTAATAATGTAAGAAGTGGTTTAGCAGAGGGTAATAATGTTGTTGGCGGGGATGTTGTTGTTATACCAAATGCAAAAAACATCCGTTCCCGCTTTGCAGCCTTTGACCCATTCCGTAGACATGAAGCAGATATTCTCGCTGGTGTAGGTGTTGGCGGGATGTTAGACCCTCAAGCAATAGCTGAAGCACTTAGACAACAGGACAGAAAATGACTGAAACTCCAATTGAGAAGTATCTGAACGTAATCGGCGCATATGACAACGAGTTCAAGAAGTGGGAAGCTCGTTCTGCAAAGATCGTTAAACGCTACCGCGATGATAATCGCAGCCAGAACTCTAACGAGACGGCAAAGTTTAATATTCTCTGGTCAAACGTACAGACCTTAATCCCAGCGGTCTACTCCAAATTACCGATGGCTGACGTATCGAGAAGGTTTGGAGACAATGACCAAGTAGGTCGTGTTGCCTCACAGATCATTCAGAGAGCTATTGACTACGAGATTGAGCATTATCCAGACTTCCGGGCAACCATGAAAAATGCGGTGCAGGATCGCTTTCTTGGTGGTCGCGGTGTCGCATGGGTACGCTACGAGCCACATCTAATTGAGCGTGATATGCCAGAAGATGGGCTACAGGTTACTGAGGACGCTGATGAAAAGGATGTAACGAAAGGTGACACCCCAGAAACCTATGAAGAGATCGAGTACGAATGCGCTCCTACAGACTACGTTCACTGGAAGGACTTTGGTCACTCAGTAGCTCGTACATGGGAAGAGGTCACGGTTGTATGGCGCTGGGCTTACATGACGCGAGAGGCGCTTATAGAGCGTTTTGGCGAGGAGTCTGCAAAGAAGATACCTCTGGACAGCGGCCCACAGACACTAACTTCCTACGGTCAGTCTAGCAAAGAGCATACACGCGCTAAGATATGTGAGCTATGGGATAAGGAAAGCGGCAAGGTCTACTGGTTTAGCAAGAACAGCAACTACATCATAGACGAGCGTGATGACCCCATCGAGGTAGAAGGCTTTTTCCCTTGTGGAAAGCCTTTGTACGCTACTTTAACCTCTGATTCTCTAGTGCCTGTACCTGACTTCGTGCTGTATCAAGATCAGGCTACAGAGCTGGACATTCTGAGCGACAGAATTGACGGTCTGGTCAAGGCTTTGAGGGTGCGGGGAGTATATGACGCAAGCCAGCCAACGCTACAACGTCTACTGACAGAGGGAGACAATAATACTCTGATACCTGTCGATAAGTGGATGGCTTTTAGTGAAAAGGGTGGGCTGAAGGGTAGCATCGACATCCTACCGCTAGATGTCATAGCTAGTACGCTCATCAACTGCTACCGGGCAAGAGAGGACATAAAGAGTCAAATCTACGAGATTACGGGCATATCTGACATTATTCGTGGTCAGACCAGTGCAAGCGAGACTGCAACTGCACAACAGATCAAGGGCCAGTATGCAGGGCTAAGATTAAGAGCAATGCAGGAAGAGGTAGCACTGTTTGCGTCTAGCCTGATTAAGCTCAAGGCGCAGATCATGTGTACCAAGTTCCAGCCACAGACGTTGCTACAGTACGCTTCTGCACAACAGATGTCTGATGCAGATCAGCAGTTAATACCACAGGCTATAGAGCTTCTTAAAGACTCGCCACTAGCTAACTTTAGAATAGATGTCGAGGCTGACAGTCTGGTGCAGTTGGATGAAGATCAGAATAAGCGTAACCGTGTAGAGTTCTTAACAGCGTTTGGCGGCTTCTTAGGTCAAGCCTTACCTGTAGGCCGTGAGTCACCTGAGATGATACCAATGCTGGTAGAGGTCATGAAGTTCGGTATCGGAGCGTTTAAGCAAGCAGAACCTATCGAGGGTACTCTGGATGCCGCACTGGAACAGATGAAGGCAGCATCACAGCAGCCTAAACAGCCGCAGCCTGACCCTGAGCAAATGAAGATGCAAGCACAGCAACAGTCTGAACAGATGAAAATGCAAGCAGATGCACAGGCCGCGCAGATGAAGGCTCAGATTGACGTACAGGCTCAACAGGCACGAGTACAGGCTGATATGCAGATCGAGCAGATGAAGCTACAGGCAGACGCACAGCTAGAACAGATGCGCCAACAGATGAAGATGCAGGAGCTACAGTACCTAGATCAGTTTAATCGCTACAAAGCACAACTAGACTCATCTACTCGCATCATGGTCGCAGAGATAGGCGCAAAGGCACAGGTAGACAAGGTGCGTGAGGCAGAAGAGGCCGCTAATACTGAAGTAGCTATTGTTCTGGGGCAAGCATGAGACAGTCTTGGGTATATATAGACGGAGAAGCTGTAGAGGTAGGCGCAGAGCAATATGATGCTAAGGTCTACATCATGCCTGACATAGCTCCCTATAAGTCTATGGCAGATGGCACAATGATTACTGGCAGGGCTATGCACCGTGAGCATCTAAGGAAGCATAACTGCTTTGAAGTCGGTAACGAGACTATGACAAGCCGCGCACCTGTCGTAAAAGATACACGCAGAGAAGTATTAAGCGCACAATTAGCAAATATGTCGCATTCCCAAGCTAACAAGCTAATGGATCGGATGCGAGATAACCAAAGGTTTACCAATAACCCCCACAGGGAGAAATAAATGGATATGCCAGAGTCAGTACCTGATACAAACGTAATAGACAGGAAAGAACTACTAGCACAGCAGTTTGATG